AATAGAATCAGCTATTCTCTCCGCTAAAATGAAAGAAAAGGACAATGGGATCACCGGGGGCTCGGCGGCAGTGTTCGTTATCATTAAAGGCTTGGAGGATGAGAAGCGGGTCGACAAAGCCATTAAGCTAACCGACACCGGAGTGGATTTAGAGCAGGTGATGAATGCGCTTAATCCCAATGCCGAGAAGAAGGTGGAGGTTGAGGAAAAAGTGGAGGGACCGGAAACATGGTAGAAAGAATAATTACTATAGAAAGGAAAATAATTTAATGCCGAATAATCTCATCTCAGTAGCCTACAATAACATCGAGTTCCAATTCACCAACACGCCAACAGCCTCACAGCTTATCCATGAAATATTCTCTGATAACTATAAAATATTTTCCCGGGGCTTGCAGTTCCAACCTAGAGACATCATCTTAGACATCGGTGCCAATGAAGGGATGTTCTCAATCCTCATGGCCAAATTATTCCCAACCACCAAAATCCTATCCTTCGAACCGGTGCCAAAAACTTTCTTCACCATGATAAAGAACATCGGTCTCAACAACATCACCAACATCTATCCATACCAGCTCGGAGTTGGTGGCAAGAGCAACAAGTCAGAAATAATCTATTGTGACAAAATCTACTCTGGAGGTTCGTCCATGGTAGTCAAACCCAATCCAGAAACCCAGGACATGATAAACATTGAAGTCGTGGCACTGGATGATATCTTTAACCCAACCAAGTTCCCGTTCATCGACCGCGCTAAACTTCTCAAAATGGACATCGAGGGCGCGGAATATGAAACCATTTATAACTCTACCATCCTCCCGCGTGTTGACAATATGGTTGCGGAGTTCCATATTAATGATAGACTTACCAGTATGGGTTATGATATAAATGAATTGGCTACATGGGTAGGGAGTCTAACGAATTTGGTTTACTTTGAGAAAATGAGGATGGCGGATTGAAATGGTAGACTTAAAACAAATTCCAACAAGAGTTCTTTTAGCTATGGCAATCAGCATGTATTTCAAAATCATGGTAAGGAAAATAAAAAATAAATTCAGAGGGAGGAAAGTATTATGGATTTTTGTTATGCGTTAAATGCGCTGAAAGAAGGGAAGAAAGTTGCGAGAAGCGGTTGGAACGGAAAAGGGATGTGGCTTGTATTAATGCCAGAACTAAATCTTCCTCCGTTTTCCAGTCAAGAGCCAGGAGCAAAAGTGAACGATCGTACGGCTAAACACATAGGTGACAATACGCCATTGCATTGCAATCCGTATATTGTTATGTGGACTGCTGACCAGAAATGGCAACCGGGGTGGTTGGCAAGCCAGACAGATTTGCTTGCAGAAGATTGGATGGTAGTTGAATAACAATTAACTTAGAGGGGGAGATAACCATGGACAAACTTACAGTAGTATATGATGGCGGCATGGTACTTTTAGGCCGATTGGAAAGGGATATACTCTACAATCCAAGAATTGTAATCGTAACCAATGGCGATCCGGAAGATCCCGATCCATTAAAAAGAAAGACTAGGGTTAATTTAAGTGCGTTTCCATTTATCCTCCCGTTTGTGCTTCTTAAAAATTATACTTTATCATATCCCTTTTCGGAAGACATCGAAAAAGGTGTATATGAATTATACTTAACAACGCTTAAACAAAAACCAATATTGGAACTTGTTAAATAACACGAAACCAGAAAATGTAACACGAACCTGAATATGAACCTGTACTAAAATTGGAGTTACTATGATTGGCGGAAGAAAGTAAAGTATTCCAAGTTGTCTATGATTATTCTGATGTACCTACTCTAAAACGGTTCGCATTAGATAATAGTCGGGTACGTATGGCTTTAGGCTGCTTTGGATCGGGCAAGTCTTCCGCATGTGTAATGGAAATCATAAGGAGATCGCATGAACAAAAAGCAGGGCCGGATGGTATTCGCCGTTCCAGATGGGCAGTTATACGCAATAGTTATATCCAGTTGCGCGACACGACAATCAAGACTTTCCATGATTGGTTCCCTCCAAAATTATTCGGTGAGTACCGTGTTACCGACCATGTTTATATCATTACTAAATTTCCAGGCGTCCACTTGGAAGTGTTATTTAGGGCTTTGGACAGACCTGACCAAGTATCCAACCTCCTTTCGTTAGAGCTTACCGGCGCGTGGTTCAATGAAGTAAGAGAAATTCCAAAAACAATTATAGAGGCTATGGATGGTCGTATCGGACGTTACCCTTCTGATCGTGATGGTGGCGCTTCTTGGTATGGAATGATAATGGACACCAACCCCCCAGACGAAGGATCCTACCTCTATAAACAATTTGAAATCATCCGTCCGGACAACTGGAAAATATTTAAACAGCCATCGGGGTTATCAGTCCATGCAGAAAATACAAAACACCTCCCGAAAGACTATTACAAAAACCTCGCCAAAGGCAAAGACGAAATGTATAAACGTATCTATATTGACGGACAGTATGGGTACCTTGTCAGCGGGAAACCGGTATTCCAGTCATTTAGGGACAATATCCACGTCGCGCCCCATCAACTTGAACCGCAAAAGGGGTTAGATGTACTTCTTGGATTCGACTTCGGCCTTCAGCCAAGTTGCATAATTGCCCAGATAACTCCCCTCGGTCAGCTTCGCATCCTTGATGAATTAGTTTCCGATGGTATGGGGCTGCGGCAGTTCTGTGAAAACCAACTTCTCCCGCTTCTCCGTCTTAAATACTTCGGCATGAACGTCATGGGGTTTGGTGATCCTTCCGGAACTGCGCGCGCACCAACGGATGAGTCCACCTGTTTCGAAGTTCTACAGAGTCCGGAAATCGGTCTCCGTAATATTACCCCTGCGCCAACGAACGCCATCCTTCCCCGCGTTGCCGCCGTGGAAAATTTCCTTAACAAAATGTACGCGGGAGAACCTTCCTTCATCCTTTCCCCCAACTGCCATTATATCCGCAAAGCAATGAACGGCGGGTATCATTATGAGAAAGATCCAAAAAGTCTGGGAGAGGAATATAAAATCATGCCGGCAAAGAACTTCTCAAGCCACATATCTGATGCTTTGGAGTATCTCTGCCTTTTCATTGCCGAGAAAAATATCCACGATACTAAGTGGAAAGAATTAAGTTCAAGATTGAAACCTACAGATTACAAACCGGTGAATTCAATTGGGGGATATTAAAAAAAAGGAGTTAGTTATGGATGATATAAAATCAGAGTTCCAAGAATCAAAACGCAATTCAGAAGTAATGGTGTCGTTCGGCGGCCGCCTTTATAATCAATTCATCGCCAATGAAAGTTTCCGTTACGCCAAGGAGCAACAGTGGTTGGAAGACCTGCGTGCGTACAAAGGACTATATGACCCCGATGTAAAAATCTCTGCCAATGCTTCTAAAGTATACCCCAAATTAACACGTTCAAAAGTTAACATTGTCCTCTCCCGGCTCCACGAAATGCTGTTTCCCGAAAATGATAAAAACTTTGAAATTAAACCAACTCCTGATCCCAAGGTTTCCCAAGAGATAGTTGAAAAAATAATCAAAGGTTTGCTCCAACAGAAAATAATGGAAGCACAAATAGCCATGCAGCAGAATCAGTCAGGTGCCATGCCCGGCCAACCTTCTTCTCCCCCACCTCCATCCATAGAAGATGTCCGCCTCGCCATAAAAGCATTTACTGATGCCACTTGTGAATCCATGTCCAGAGTAATTGATGACCAATTATTCGAAATGGATTACCCGGAGGAAACAAAGAAAGTTCTCAAATCCGGCCTTCTTTACGGTACCGGCATTATGAAAGGTCCCATGATCAACAAACGTACCAAACATAAATGGGAGCCGAGCACCAACGGTGATTATCAGGAAGCCAAAGAACAGGAAGACGTTCCTTACTTCGAAGCTATCCGTATCTGGGATTGGTACCCCGATATGACCGTTACTGAAATGTTTATGATAGAGGGTAGTTTTGAGCGCCACATAATGTCCAAACATGATATTCGGAAACTAATAGACCGCGATGATTACTATGGAGATATTATAACCAAATTCCTCATTGAGCATCCCAACGGAAATTATACTGCCAAAAATTGGGAAATACAACTCCAAACAATAGAAATGGAGTCCGGCGCCAAGAGCACTGCCACCACAACTGCCTATACTCCGACAAACGATACCAGTCGTGCCACCAACCGTCAAATTGGTAAAAAGTATGAAGTCTTGGAATTCTGGGGATACATTGATGGTTCCGACCTTGAGGCATGCGGAGTCAACGTTCCCGATGCAACACTTGAATATGCCGCCAATGTTTGGATGATAGGTAAAACAATCATCAAGGCTACATTATTTGAAGGTGCTCTCAACCGTTACAAACTATTCTATTATGAAAAAGATGAAACAAGCTTGTACGGAGAAGGGCTGGCCAGAGTAATGCGCCATTCCCAAATTGCCGTGGCTTCCTCCGCTCGTATGGTATTGGATAATTCTGCTGTAATTAGTGGACCTCAAGTGGAGGTAAACTGGTCTCTTCTTACTCCCGGACAGGATATGTCTTCCTTTTACCCTCGAAAAATATGGTATCGCGAAGGCCGTGGAATTGAAGCCCAGTACCCAGCAATCCGTAATTTAAGTTTTGACTCCCATGTTGAAGAATTAATCGGTGTTTCCAAATTCTTCATGGAGTTTGCCGATATCGAAACCACTCTCCCGACATGGTTGGCCGGCCAGATGGTTAACAACGAAACCGCACAGGCCGCTTCCGGTCGTATGGCAACTATAACCATAAGCATAAAAGACATAGTAAAGAACTTTGATATGTTTACCGAACACATTATCCAAGACCTGTACTCCTGGAACATGGAATTTAGTCCCAGGCCAGAGATAAAAGGTGATTACAGCGTCAAGGCGCGCGGTGTGTCCTCATTGATAATGAAAGAAATCCGCATGCAGTCCATCAATCAGTTTATATCCACCCTTTCTCCCGAGGATTTGGTCTATATACCTCGCCGGGAACTGTTAGTTGAGCGTCTTAAAGTCCACGACATCAATATCAACCTTAAAACAGAGGCTGAGGCCGATAAGATCCGCGAGCAACAGTCCAATTCTGAGATGGCCGTGCTGGAAAAAGAAATGTTGAAGTCTGAAATAGCCAAAAACAAGGCTCAGGCCATGACAAATCTTACAAAAGCCAAAGAAAAGAACATTGAGGCCAACAAATTAGCTGAAACTCCTCCGGAAATCCCAGAAAATGAGTCTCTGGAGATGAAAGCGGCCAGATTGGAGCAGGAACAGGCTAAAACTGATGATCAGAGAACCAAAACTGCGCTCACCGTGGACAAACATAACATGGATAAGGTATCAATGGCCAAGGATATGGAACGTCAAGACCAAAAACATGCAGTTGAAATGGCTGGAAAGATTTCAGAACACAAAACTTCCATGGACATTAAGAAAGAGACAGCAAAACATGGGATGAAGATGAAGGAAAAAATGGCAAACAAACCAAAATCTAAACCAGTTAAAGAGGGAGGGAAATAATGCAGGAGAAAATGCGCAAAAAAGGTGAGCTAGTGTCAGCAGTCAATGGATTTAGAAATACTCCTCCAATGGATGCCATTGTTGCACTATTAGAACTATATATTGAATTAACCAGGATTCAAAACGATGTTGCCCAGGAATCAGAACTAAAACACAATCAAGGTAAAATAGCGGCATTCAGGGAATTGAAAGATGCAATTGTAAGAGGGGTGCCACAGGTTGGCACAGAGGACTGGGATAAAATTTTTTTAACTCGTAGAAGTCTGTAATAAAAAAAGTATTTGACAGTGGATTTAACTTATGGTAAATGATAATCGCAAATGTATTTTAAAAAAAGATTTGAGGCGCGGTTTAACAACTTTTAACCATCAACCAAAAGGAGGCTCTGATGAAGTAAAGATGACGAAACAGGAAGCTATCGAATTCTGTAAGTTATTAGAGGGAGCGAAAAGAATCATACAGGGTAAGATAGCGAAGGCTTAAACCTCAATTAGTAAACGAGACAAAAAGGCCACATTTGGATTAATTTCCATTTGTGGTCTTTTTTTATTTAAGGGAATGAGGGGAAAAATTATGAAAGAAAAACCGGATGAAGGCACAGCCAAGGAACTCCTGTCACAACAGGATGAAGTATTCAGTGAAGCGTTTAACGAGGCAGAAGTAAAGGGCGAGGATGGAACTCTTGCTCCAGACCTAACTACCGCTGACGATCCAAGCAAGACCAAAATTGAAACTCCACCCGCAAAAGTAGAGGAACTGCCTCCGGTTGATGATAAAAAAGTTGAACCTCCTCCTGCAATACAACCTTCCGAACCACCTCCTCCGGAAGACTTTGAACAAAAGTGGAAAAGTCTCAATGGAATAATCAAGTCCAAGGAACAACAATTCCAAACCAGAGAATCAGAACTTTTGGCAGAGATAGAGAAGTTAAAAACTCCACCGACTCCTCCTCCTGCTGACGATAAAAATAAAAAAGTGGAAACCGAACTGGACGTTGAAGCTCTTTTAAAAAACCTTAATCTTAACGATGAAGAAAAGGCTATGTTAAAAGAGTACGATGAAGAATTCGGACTGGTTTCCAAAGTGGAAAATCTAAAACTAAGCAAAGCAATCAAGTCAATTTACGGCATACTGAATGAAGGATTCCAAAAGCAACTCAAGGAAGTAAAGGAAGAATTCCAGAGTCAGTTGAAGCCGGCCACTGAGTTTGTCGAAAAGACAACCAAGGAACGGGAAGAGGATGCAGTCAGCAACCACTTCAATTCAATTGAAACGGCACATCCTGATTATAAGTCCTACCATGAAAATGGAAAGATAGTTGAATGGATACAAACCAAACCGGCATATCTCCAAAAGGGAATGCTGGAAGTTGTCCAGTCAGGAACGGCCGAGGAAGTTATTTCTCTTCTGGATGATTTCTATAAAGAGAATAACCTTCCGACAACTATCAACCCGCCTCCGGATAATGTTGTGGAAATGGATAAGGCCAAGAAAGATCGTAAGGCGGCCTTGACTCCTCCGCAGAGTAAACGCGGCGCAATTAATCCGAACCTAAAACCATCTGATGATTTCGATGGAGCGTTTGACGAGGCGACAAGTAAATAAGGAGAAAATTCAATGAATCTAACTACATATGGAGATATAACTCCCAGGACTGCTGCATTTGTTGCAGTGGAGTTGTTAAAAAGAGCCATGCCGTATCTGTGCCTGGAAAAATTCGGTCAGGCTAAGTCCCTTCCCGCGAAAAAAACGCAGTCTATGAAATTCAGACGTTACAATAGTCTGGGGCTTCGCACAACGGCATTGACTGAAGGTGTGACTCCCGTGGCTGACAAAATGACTGCAACGGACATCACGGCCACCCTTTCCCAGTATGGTGGGCTCATCGGCATTACTGATGTTGTTCAGGATACCCATGAAGATCCGATCATGCAGGAAGCGGTCGCGGTCATCGGAGAACAGGCGGCCAAGACAGTGGAAACCCTGCGTTATAATGTGCTCAAGGCGTGTACTAATATTTTCTACGCAAATTCAGTATCCGCCAGAACATCTGTATCAACAGCCATTGCTCGCGCCGACCAACGCCGGATTGTCCGTGCCTTGGAACGTCAGGAAGCCGGTTTCGTAACCTCTATTGTAAAATCCACTCCGTCTTTCAATACGGAATCCATTCTGCCGGCTTATGCCGCAGTAACCCATGTTGACCTTACTTCCGATATTCGTAGCCTTACGGGGTTCACTTCCGTGGCCGATTACGGGAAAGTCTCTCCGTGGGAAACCGAGATAGGTGCCTGCGAGGATGTCCGTTATCTCAAATCCACAATCTTCACTCCCTATGATGGCGGTGGCGCGTCAACCTCAACCATGATTGCGACCGGTGGAATTGCCGATGTGTATCCGGTAATGTATTTCGGGAAAGATGCCTATGGGTTTATCGCGCTCAAAGGTAAATATGCGATTACTCCGATGGTTGTCAACCCGAACCCGAGCATTGCCGATCCATTAGCCCAGAGAGGTTCCGTATCGTGGAAAACCATGCAGACAACGGTAATTTTAAATGACGCATGGATGGCGGTTTACGAGTGTGCGTGCACGAACTAAGTAAATTAAACACTTAGCTACCAAAAAGTGTTTACAACTTTGTAGGTAGGTTTAAAAAATGTGCAACTTCCAATACAGTCCTAAGTGAGAGTTGACTTGAGGGCTGTAAATACCAACCGTGCTGAACATCCTAGCGAGTACGGTATCTGATTTGAAGACTGGGACAACTCAACTCACAATTTGAAGGAGTAATATTATGGCTTACGCAAAATTTGATGATCCGAATACCAAGGTGAATAATTCCCAAAGAAAAGTTGACATGGCTTTTTATGATGAAACCATATTGCGCGCCCTTAAGGGAATTTCAAATCGTGTTCTTTCCGGTACTGCGGGTAGCGCTAATAAAACAGCAGAACTGGCCGATGGTTCTACCTGTGGAATTAATGTTGTGGCACCTCTTGATGTTGTCATCGATGGTATCATTTACGCTACCATTGCTGTTGATAACTTAGTCATGCCGGCTGGAACCCAGGGGTCCAATACTGTTGCCAAGTATCTTGTTTATG